TTAGATGGTGGTGCGGCCTACATCACCGGGACCGAAGTTTTCCCGGTATTGGCCCAAGTAACCGACAGCCGTTTCCGCATTGGTGAAGAGACCGACCGTGCCCCCGGCAATAGCGCCCATCGCGGTTGGCACGACCAGGCCGACCAACTGGGAAAGTGCGCCGAAGCCGAAGCCGCCGGCACCGCCCCATTTCCCACCGATTGCCATGCCCGTCGCGGCGCCGTCGACGGCGCCTACGATCATGCCGGAAAGAGTTCCACCCGAAACGCAGGTGACTTCAATGTCATTGAGTTCTTTCATTTCATATATCTCCTTTAGGCTTCCCATGAGTCTGGAAAGCCATTCGATGGTACTAATCCGAAAGAGTGGAATGAACTGCCAGGATTAGCGGTTTTTCATGGGCTCGATAATTCGTTTGACAATGAGTTTCAATATTCGGCGGATGAAGGTTTGCCACTCCGGGTAAACTTTGCGAATGATTAAGGCCGGTTCGTGCGACACCTCGATAAGACCTGTTGAACAAGTCAACGCCGTATCGAGGGCTCATTCATATCGGCTCCGGCGAACCGCTCTTCGTCCGAGTCAGTACGGCCTCGCATAGCGGCATTTCATGGCATCAGCCGGTCGAGCAGCGGCGAGCTGAACAGCCGATGCGGATCGGCTTCGTTCAACTGGCGCGCCGCGGCGTCCCAATCGTTGTCTGCGACCAGGCCTTGGCGTAGCGACTGCGCCACCAACTGGTCGACCACCGTCGGCTCGGCCCAGGCGGCGGTGGGGCTGTAGCCCCAGCCCTTGCTCCACTCCACCCGCAGCGAGGCGTAGTCGCCGCTGAAGTGGTCGAACAGCCAGGCCTCGAACTCGTGGTAGAAGGCGTTGGCCTGCGGAGTGCCGGGCAGGCTGAGGATGTCCAGCCAGATCGCCGTGTCCCATTCCGGCTGGTCGGGGCGCGGACGGATCGCCGACAGACTGGGCACCTGGGCGCCGGGAACGATCGACTCGCCGGGCTGGTCGAGCCCGCTGACGCGAATCTCCACCGGGCCGTTCATGGGGTAGTGGCCGTTGGCGCGGTAGGCGGCGACCATCGTCTGGTACTGCAGGTAGAACTCGTTGATCACCCGCTGCACGTCGCGACGCCGGGTCAGCACCGCGTAGCCGTTGGCGGTGACGCGCAGGGTGCTGGGCTTGATGTACAGCAGCAGGTCCTTGCTCCAGCCCCAAAGGTCGTAGCCCAGGGTCAGCGCCATGCCGCCCACTACCAGGTCGTACTGCAGCTTGCCGAGCAGCGGGGTGAGTTCCGGGTGGCCGGTATTGATCGCCGCCAGCAGGTCGGACAGCGCCTTGGGAATGTTGTCGGAGAAGGGGTAGTTGAACGGGCCGTTGACCGCGCGGGCACCGAACGGGCAGCGCGGGGTCGGCGTCCAGACCTTCAGCCAGGGCTTGTCGGTGAAGGGGAACCAGATGGCCTCGGCGCGTCCGCTCTTTTGCAGGAAGCTGTCGAAGGTCCTTCCGCCGCTGCCGGCCGCGGCGAACATCTCGCTCGCCGGGATGTTCACGTAGCTCTGGCAGCGCATGCGCTTGTTGACCCCGGCCTGGAGGGTCGCCTCGACGATGAAGGCGCGTCCGAGGTGGACGAGGAACGGCGCGCAGGCCGGATCGTCGCGGCGGAAGGTCTTCAGCACGTATTGTCCGGCGGCGCCGTCCCAGACCACCGCGGTCAGCGCCACGATGCTGTTGCTCAGGGAGCCGTAGCTCTGCCCCGGCAGGCGGCTTTCGCCCTGCGCCGGGATGCCGGTGCCGTGGCCGTCGATGGCGAGCACCCCGCCGAGGGTCAGGTCGCCCGGCGCCGGCGTGGCGACGAAGCCGAGCTTGACCCGCTCCAGCTGTTTCAGCAGGGCTTCCATGGTGACGCCGGTCTGCGCGCTGAACAGGCCGAACTCGCCCTGGGCGTCGATCCGTACGCGGGTCAGGTAACGGCTGGTTTCCACCAGCATGATGCGGCTCTCGCAGTTCTCGCCGCCTTTCAGCAGCAGCGGGGACCAGTTGTGACCCATGCCGCGCGGGCGCACCTTGAAGCCGTTCTGCCAGGCCCAGTTGACCACCGCGAGAACCTCTTCGTTGGTGCGCGGGGCGCAGCTCCAGAGGTCGTCGGCGGCGATTTCCCCCGACCAGTTGCGGAACGCCCGCCGATAAAGTTCGAGGCCGGCCGGAAAGCCTGCCGGCGCCGGACAGCTGCTGGCGGCGGCTTCGGCGGGCTGGATGACGAAGGCCGGGGTCCAGCCGGCCACCAGGCCGACCGCGCCGAGCGTGGCACTCTTGCCGAGGAAGCTGCGGCGCGACAGACCGCCGGACTCCTGGTCGGGATCGTCGACGAAGGCGTCGGCTTGCTGGATGGGGTCGTGCATGGCGGTTCTCCTGATCGGGGCGCTGGTCGCCCCTTCCCGGTTGCCGGGTCCTTGGTCGCCGCCGGGGGCGCCCAGGCCTCCGGCGACTGGGGAGGCCCGCTCCGCGACGGGAGCGGGCCGAGGTCCTGGGATCAGGTCCACTCGGTGTCGTAGTGGTAATCGATACGGCTGGTATCGCCGCCGAGCAGGCCGCCGACCGCGGCGACGCCCTTGAACACGCCGTAGCCGAGGGTGTCGGCCAGTTGATGGATGGGGGTCAGGCCGACGGCGTTGAACACCTTGCCGACCGAAGAGATGACCGACGTGTTGAGCAGGTCGTTGGACACCTTGACCACATCGACGATGGCATCGCCGACGAAGCTGAAGAGTCCGGCGCCCGATACCTGGTCGATTTCATCGAAGCTCAGTTCCTGAAGTGTGGCGAGTTGCATGGCGCTATTCCTTCATCAATCAAGTTTTGAGCGATAGCCGGCCCTCTCGCATAAACATCGGTTTGCGAAGATAGAGTGACTATCGGTTGCCAGCCGCTCTGGAAAAGTACTTTGCCGGCTGGTCGCTGAAAATTACTGATCTGCCGGCGAGAGTGTCAATCTGGGAAGTTGATAGGGTGAACTTGGAATATCCATGTTAGGCAAATGACGCCGATATTTTGTCAGTGGAATTGGTCGATGTTTTTTCGAATGCCGCGATAAGCATCTGGATATTGCTGATCCATTGATATTCGTGGGTGCTGGGAAGCGGTTCGCTATTTTTACGAGATGATGCGCCAATCCAGAAAAGTATCGAATTATTGCTTTCGGAAAAAATTCAACTGCCTTGCTGATAGGTTTCTTCCGGTCGAGTTATTGAAGTACACGTCCGGTCGGGCGTTGTTTTTCAAAGTAGAGAAACCGGCGTCATAAATTTGTGCGGATAACTGGCGGGTAAACTTTCCCAGGCTGCGCTTCTGTTGCGAGGAAGTGCCTCGGTTCGTGTCGAGGCGCTTTCCAGCCTTGACAGCCCGGCACAGGCGCGTAGAGTGCCGCGCATGAATCGTGCAGCCCTGACCTTCAAGCGCTATTACGCCTATCTGCTCCCTCATTGAGGCGGTAGATGCGTCGCTGCATTCCCGAACCGCCCGAGGCGGCGGTCCGGTGATCTTCTGCCTTATGTTTGATTTTCTATGTGCATCAGTAGCTTAAGGCTGATCGCTTCCGCAAATTTTGTATTCGTTTCCGCAATTCATGCCTATCTAACGGGGTTCACGGCCTTCCCGATCCGACGGTAGACGCGTTTCGTGATCTCTTGAGTCGTGTGTCCGAGCAGGTCTGAGGCGTCGGCCAGGCTCTCGATATCGGAGGCCGCCTTGGGGCGAATGTCCCGGAACTGGAACTGCATGATCTCCCTGGCCAAGTCTTGGTCACCCGCCTTGATCGCCTCCTCGGCCGCAGCCTTACGTGCGGTATCGAACCTGGTGCGAAGCATCTTCTCTGTCATCGGCTGGCCCTTCTCGTTGGTGACCAGCGCCGGAGAGTCGGAGGTGATCGACTCGATCAGGCGGCCGAGCTGCGTCATCTGCCCGTCGGCGCGGCGGAGCCGTATCCGGAGCTTGCGCGACGTCTTGTTCTGCCCGACCAGCAGGTAGTCCCCGGAAACGTCGCTCTTGCGCAGTTTCCTCACGTCAGCCGGACGCTGGCCTGTCAAGTACGCGAGGTCCATCGTCACCCGCAGATCGTCCGGCGCTTTCTCGTAGAGCGCCTTCCACACCTCGTCCGTGACGTACACATCGCGCGGCTGCTCCTTGTTCTTCTTCACCCCGCGACAGGGGTTTTCCATGCTGGTGATGCCCCACTCCCTGGCCATGTTGTAGGCGAAGGAAAGCAGGGTGATCTCCCTATTCGCTCGAACCTTGGCCGTCCTGGCGTCTCGGTACTGAGCGATGGTGCTCGGCGTAATGTCCTCTACCGGGGCTTCGTCAAAGGCGCCCAGCAGTTGGCGGATCATCTTCGAATACTCTTTCTGGGTCTTCGGCGCCTTCGTCGGAACCACGTCCCGCTCGAACCTGCGCAACAGGTCGCCGACGGTCCGAGTGGTTGGCGGCACGGCCTTTCTCTCCAGCTTCGCCCACTTCTCCCGAGCCTCATCCAAGTCCGTGCCCAGCGGGATCTCCCTGCGCCTCCCCTCAGCATCCCGCCCGTCGTAATAGTAGCCGACCCAGACCTTTCCTGACTTCATCGTCCGGGTACGCTTGATCATGCGAGGCGGCAGGCCCCGGTTCTTGTTGCTCCGCGGTCTCATCATCTAACCCTGGACAGGTCCAGGCTCCACTTCTCGGTTGCTTCCATCGTCGGCTTCACGCCAGCCAGCTTCAGGCGGGCATATACGCGCCCAACTATTGGGCGGTTCGCCGCGGTCACGGCGTACTTCCAGCCGTACCTGTTCAGCCACTCGATCTGCTTGCTCGGGTACTCGCGCCCAGTCAGCTCGGCGACTTCCTCTTCGGACAGGAACTCGGATACGGGGCTAATCGAGCTTCCCATTCCCTATCTCCTCTTCGTTGCGCGCTACGGCCAGGCGTAGCGGCACTTCGTGGCGCTCGCGGGCAACCAACTCACCGTCAACCACCTCGGTCGGTTCTTCATGGCACACCTTCTCCAGGGCCTTGAGCGCAGCGCGGATGTAATTCGGTACGGCTACTGACTTTTGGTAGTGCTCGAGCAGCCGCTGCTTGCCGTCCTCCGTCACGCATTGGAAGTGGTCGAGAGCCTCTTTGGCGGTAGTGACGATTTCCTCTGGCTCTGCTCCTACCTCGCAACGAACCCAACCGATCAGGCGGCGCAGGTGGTTCATCTCGGCCCGGGTCAGCCGGCGCGCGGTCATCTGCCTACTCACCAATCACCTCCGGCTTTCGCTCAACCGTGCGGATTGAACCGTCCTGGCTGTGGACGGTGAGTGCCGGTCGCCGAATCTGCACAGTGCCGTTCGGCGCCATCTCCTGCCGCGGGACTCCGTAAAAGGGCCCGCCCGGGGCGAACGGATCGGGAATTGCCGACGGATTCTCAACCAGGAACCTCTGGAACAGGTTCTGGACCGCTGCGGTAAGGGGTCCCGTGTTCCCTCGGTTGGAGCGGCCGCTCTTGTGGTCTGCGCTGTCCTCGAACTCCCCACCAATCCAGAGCAGGCCGCCAACGACTCCGGCGTCGCCCGCGCAGGCCTCGGCAGCCTCGGCACGGTGGGCATGATTCACCCCCAGGAGATCGCACAGGTCGTCAAACGACAGGGCCTGCTCGATCATTGCTGAGTTTCCGATAAGCCAAGCACCGCTCTCCTCCATGGCTTGTCTCGCAGCTCTGGTGCGATCCAGATATGCCGCTCGCTCGCGCTCAAGCGCCTGCTCGGTGAACGGCATGCCCTTGAGGAGCCTCCGACACACCTGGCGATACTCGGCGAAGCTGGTGTTGCGATCGGCGCACACCGCGCGGACGAACATCCGGAGGGCCGCCAAACGGACGCGCAGGTTACGGCGACTGTCGGCGTAGATATCGATCAGCCTGTGCAACGTTGCGCCCTTCATGACCGGCTCTCCTTGTTCGTGTCGCAGATCCGCAGGTCGACGCCGCAGGCCTGGACCAGTTCGGTCAACTCGCCGAGCTTGGTGTTGGGGTTCTGCATCGCCTGGCCCAGGCGGACCAACTGTTGGCCTAGGGTGGCGAGCGGGGTAGGGTGATACCCTGGTGGTGGTGGAATGTCGGAGCCTCTCATCACTGGCATACCTCCCAGATGAACAGGGTCTTGAACGGCTGTAGTGCGGCGCCGGCGGCAACAGTGGCCAGGCCAAACAGCGCGACGAGTGCGATAGCGGTCAGTGCCTTGCGCATGGTCATTGCTCACCTCCAGACGCTGGCGCTGCTGGTAGTTGCATCCAATGGGTAACGTCCAAAAGTTCTTGGAACTGATCCATGAAGAAGCCGTTGTGCTGAGTGGCGAACTCGACCCCTCCATCTACCCACACGAGTACGCACTTATCTTCCGCTGGGAGTCGATCATCGATCGCGACCCACCCGTTCTGGTCGCACTTCCTCTGGTCCTTGCACAGAGCGGCTGCCTCTTGCTCGACCTGGGCCAGGTGTTCCTCCAGCGGAGGCAGGTCCTGAGCAGCTTCCTGGGGCTGGTCGGTGGTGCCGGTGATGGGGTCGAAGGCAGAAGGCTTCAGCCCCTGTGCTGGCGCTTCGTTGAACGTCTGAGCGTGCCGAGCAAGGCCGAGCGGGTCGCGCTCGCGGGCCAATCCCGGCGCGGGGTAGGGTCGCTCGCCGGCACTACCCGGTCCGGACAGAGGTTCGCCGCCAGGGTTGCCCGGCTCTGAACTCGCTCCAGCGCCACTCAACGCCGCCAGCGCGATCTGTCGCATGTTCGCCGCCGGGAGGTCGTCCTGCTCGGGGCAGGGGAGCTCGGCGATGGTGCGGAGCGCCAGGAGGGCTCGCTCGAGCGGAATCTCTCCTGCACCCTCGGTGCCGGCCAGGTGCTTCGCTACCGTTTCCCGGATGACGCGTAGCGCGTTCATGGCCTGGAGCGAGCTACCGTCCTGGCCGAGCTTGGCGGTCAGGTCGATCTGTTTAAACAGGGCATGGGTCATAGGTCACCCCCTTGCTCGGCGCTGCGCACTGCCTGGTAGGCGAGGGCGTAGCAAGCCATTTGCACCAGCAGGCTCGAAGCCGCGAGTGCAGGGTGATCTGTGAGGGCCAGGGCCGCCACGTGCAGAGCGCCGGTAGGGATGGAGAGCCAAGGGCGGGCGAGCAGGTTCGCGGCTCCTTGCTCCTTGATGCCGCCGGCGAATATCAGCAGCCAGCAGAGAACGTTCGTGGCCGCCGCCACATAGAAGGCGAACTGGTGAAGCGACCCCTGACCGAAGTACAGGCACGCGCTGAGCAGCAGGCTGATCGCGGTGCCGATGAGTGCTTGCTTCATGGTCAGTGCCCTCCGGTGGCAGCGGTCAGAGCATCGAGGAGCGCTTGCTTCCGGCGCTGACCGTGCAGGTACTCGCGCAGGGCGATGATGACCACGCTGTTCATGCTGCGTTCATCGCGCCTGGCCTCGGCTTCCACCTCGGCCCTCAGGCCGTCCGGCAGTCGGACAACGAACTTGTCCATGTCCCGGCTGGTGCTGGCCGGCAGTTCGGTTACAACGGTTGCTCGTTTCATGATCAGCCCCCCGCCTTCACGAACCGGTGGTTGTCATCCAGCTTGTAGGCAACACCTGGCTCAAGGCCGTCTTCGCCGATATAGCCGATGACGGTGCGGTACCGTTCGGTCTTTTCGTCCCAGTAGCGGATTTGGATCTCGCCTTTCTTCCCGGCGGTGGCGGTGCCCTTGTACCCGGCGGTGGCGGTGCCCTTGTACCCGGCGGTGGCGGTGCCCTTGTACCCGGCGGTGGCGGTGCCCTCGTTCCCGGCGGTGGCGGTGCCCCAGTCCCCGGCGGTGGCGGTGCCCTCGTTCCCGGCGGTGGCGGTGCCCCAGTCCCCGGCGGTGGCGGTGCCCTTGTACCCGGCGGTGGCGGTGCCCTTGTACCCGGCGGTGGCGGTGCCCTCGTACCCGGCGGTGGCGGTGCCCTCGTTCCCGGCGGTGGCGGTGCCCTTGTACCCGGCGGTGGCGGTGCCATATGCGCCTACCTGACAGAGTTCCTTATCGCCTGCCTGTAGGGTGGCGCCGATCACTGCTACGCCAGCCGCGCGCGGTTCGTTTGCGATCAGGAACTGTGTTGCGCTTGCCTTGTCCCCGATGTGACGGACTGTGCAGCGAGGAAACTTCACCTTGCCGCCGAGGGCGATCAGGTCGGAGAGACCCACTTCAACCACCAGCCACTTCGCATCTGCGTCGCCTACGGTGCTGCTGCAATCATGGTCGCCCTGTCCGAACAGCCATCCATGCAGGCCGTGACCGCACTTGTTGTCCTTCTTCCAGTCCGGGGCTTCGACTACCGCTCCGATCTTGTCTGGCCACTGAAACCCGCCGTGGCTGGTGAGATCAGCACTGCAGGTCCTGAGGATGAGAGCGGTGCCTTGCTTCTTGGTCTTTGCTTTGGTGGTCATGCTTTTCTCCAGTGGCGCCATCGCTGGCGCCGGGGCGAGGATGGCTACTTGCTGATGCCGATGAAGGGCAGCGGGGAGCCGCTGGCCATGTAGGTGGGCAGCTTGCCGTCCCACTTCTCGACCGCGTTGAGGGTCACGACGTCGGGGTTCGAGCGCAGCGCCTGGGCGCGGATCTCGATCGCCTTCGCATCGGCGGTGGCCAGGGTCAGCTTCGCGTCCGCCTCCCCTTGGGCCCGAGCGCGTTCCTTGTCGGCTTCTGCCTTGGCTTGGGCGACCTCGTTACGGCGCTGCTCGGCCATCTGGGTGGCCTGGATCTTCGCGTTCAGGCTCTGCGTAACCTGCGGCGGGAGGACCAGGTCGGATGCGTAGTAGATGCGCTCGATGTTGATGCCGATGGGCGCCACCTGATCGCGCACGCGCTTCTCGACGGCCAGCAGCANTCCCTGAACCGTTGCTGATCGAGGCCGACGGCCCGGTGGAGTTACCGCGATGATCGACTGGAGCAAGTTAAAGACCGCTGAACAGCAGGCGCAAGAACGCTGGCAGGCTGAGTACGATGCCGCAACCGCGGCGCGGGCGAATGCCTACCGCTTGGAAAGTGACCCGCTCAAGACCGAGGCCGAGTTCGATGCGATCAAGGCCGGCGTGGAACCGGACTACAGCGCCTGGGTGGCCAAGGTCGAGGAGATCAAGGCCAGGTATCCGCTGCCGGATGCGGGTTAG